CCTGCGGTTACTGCTGCCTCTGCTAATGGTTTTATGACCCTTACAGGCACGTTCGTACTTGTCAACAATAGATTCTATGGCTTGAAGGTATTCGCATCGGGAAATCTAATATATCGGGATAGGGTATTCGTAACTTCGCAAACAGACTACGAGAAATTTACGGTGAACCAAAACGTCTACACCGAAGAAACAAGCTATGACAATGAGTACATCATCATCTAAAGTCCACGTTGTGAACTTCAGTTCCTACACCACACCTGTTGTTAAAGAGGTGCAGGGCAAGGACTATGTAGAATACGGAGATAACAACGACTACTTCGGGTATCTAATTGACCGCTACAACGGCTCACCTACCAATAACGCCATCCTCAACTCGTTGATGGATATGACCTTTGGTAAGGGCTTGGATGCAACGGACTCTGCCAAGAAGCCGAGCGAGTACGCAGCGATGCGTGGTTTGTTCACGAAAGCCTGCTTGCAGAAGGTTGTTGCCGATTACGTTATGATGGGTCAATGCAGTATGCAGGTAGTTTACTCGCAAGACCACAATACCATCGTAGAGGTGCAGCACATCCCCGTAGAGACGCTGAGAGCCGCAAGGTGCAACGAAGATGGTGAGATTGAAGCGTACTACTACGCAAAGGATTGGACAGACGTAAAAGGTAGAAAAGAAACTGCGGTACGCATCCCTGCGTTTGGCACAAGCCGTGAGGGATTAGAGATTCTGTACATCAAGCCATACCGAGCAGGATTCTACTACTATTCCCCCGTTGACTATCAAGGTGGCCTGCCCTATGCAGAACTTGAAGAGGAGATTGCCAACTACCACATCAACAACATTCAGAACGGCCTCTCGCCTTCGATGCTGATTAACTTCAACAACGGAGTACCGAGTGAGGAGGAGCGCAGGAGCATCGAGCAGCAGATTGCAACAAAGTTCAGCGGCAGTTCAAACTCGGGTAAGTTTATCCTTGCGTTCAATGACAATAAAGACCTTGCGGCAACTGTTGACCCTGTGCAGCTATCGGATGCTGCGGAGCAGTACCAATTCTTGAGTGCTGAAGCCACGCAGAAAATAATGGTGTCGCATCGCATCGTAAGCCCTATGCTATTGGGTATTAAAGACAATTCAGGACTCGGCAACAACGCAGAAGAACTGAAGACCGCATCTACTCTTTTGGATAACCTTGTTATTCGCCCCAAGCAGGAAATCATTATTGACGGCATAGACCAAATCTTGTCATACAACGACATCAGCCTAAACCTATACTTTAAGACACTTCAGCCTTTGGAGTTCACCGAAGACGTAGTAACGCCTATGGATATGGAGACTCGTGAGGAGGAGACAGGCGTGAAACTTGCCAAGCAAGACAATCGCCCCTTTCTGCGTGATGAGCTTGCAGCAGAGTTGCTGCTGAACATTGAGAGTCTTGGCGAAAGCGAGGAGGAGCTGATGCAGGACTTTGACCTAATCACGGCTGATATCGTTGAAGATGAGGGAGCAGAATACGATGTAGAGGCATACCTCAATTCACGCACCGACCTTGCAGCGCAACAAGAGAGCGAGCAAGATACGGAGCGATATAAGGTGCGCTACTTCTACGCAGTAGGTTCTAAAAAAGACCCAAAGGGTGAAAGCCGTTTGCTATGCCGCACGTTAATAGGTGCCAAAAGAGTCTACCGCAAGGAGGATGTAGAAGCATTGAGTTCAAAAGGCGGAGCAGAAGCACAAGGTGAAAGGTATAGCGTATGGCTTTACAAAGGCGGTGCTAACTGCCACCATCGTTGGGAGCGTAGAATCTACCGCAAGAAGCTAACTAAAGAGGGCAACATCTACGGGGGAGGCTCTTTGAACGGCACGGATATTATCAACGTAAACCAAGCCATTCGTATGGGATTCCGCCCTGAGAAGAATGACCCGATGGTAGCCATCGCCCCTATTGAAACACCAACAAAAGGATATAAAAAATAAGATATGGCAACGGCATTATGGATTAAACGAGAGGACTTGGTTCGCAACACCGCGATTGGCGGTAACGTGGACACGGACAAGTTCATTCAGTTCATCAAGATAGCACAGGAGATACACATCCAAAACTACACAGGCACGAAGTTGTATGATAAGATAAGCGATGACATCATCGCAGGAACTCTTGCCAATCCCTACCTCGCTCTTGTAAACGACTACCTTCAGCCGATGCTTATCCATTGGGCTATGGTGGAGTACTTGCCTTTTGCTGCATATACCATCGGCAACGGTGGGGTGTTTAAGCACAACTCCGAGAATAGCACTACCGCAGAAAAGATTGAGGTTGACTATTTGGTAGGCAAGGCACGGGATTTAGCGAAGTACTACACCGATAGGTTCATCACGTACATGAGCTACAACCAAGCCTCATTCCCACAATACAACTCAAACAACAATGCAGACGTTTACCCCGATACGGATGCGAACTTTGCATCTTGGGTATTATGAGTACGAAGAAACAGACCTACACACCGAAGCGCAGCAACATCGTGAAGTTAAAGAGTTATTTAGACAATGGGCATACAAGGCGATTGGGGACAGGGAGCAGCAAACAATGACATCTATTGGGGTCAAGCTGCTGCAACGAATAGTATCTCTTGGGGTATGGTTCAGCCATTGTCTTATGGTCATCCGACTACAAACCTTTATGGTGCTAACGAGCAGGAGGTTTGGCAGTCGATAGTAGAAATTTGGAACACTTGGTCAACAACTTGGGAAGCATAAAATTATGGGAACAACATTAACGGGGACAACCCCACAGGATACTTACGACTCACTTATCAAGGTAGGTGACAACGGGCCAATCACGGGAACGCTGAAGCGTTTGTCTGATGGCTTGGGCAACGATTTGCCTTTGCTTGTATCAAGCACGGCTTTGACCAACTATGGTGCAGGTGCAGTTACAACGAACACTGCATTTGGTGCTACTGCCTTGGATTCTAATACGACGGGTTCTGAGAATACTGCGGTAGGTGGTTCTTCTTTGACTGCAAACACAACGGGGTCGGGAAATTCAGCATTGGGAACTGCGTCATTAGGTGCAACGACAACGGGTGCAAATAATTCTGCTCTTGGTTTTTTTGCATTATTAAATAATGTATCGGGTTCAAGTAATACCGCTATCGGTAAAAGTGCTTTGGAAAACAACACCACATCAGGCAACGTAGCCGTAGGCTTTGAATCAGCATTAACCAACACGAGTGGTTCGGGTGTAACCGCCATCGGTTATCAAGCATTAAAAAATTCAACAGGGGGATTTAATGATGCTTTAGGAAGTAGTGCAGGTATTTCTATTACAACGGGCACGGGTAATATTGCAATAGGTTCTTCTTCTTTATTTGCTACAACAACGGGAAGTAATAATATATCCATAGGTAGAACAACTTTATCAAGTAATGTTACGGGTAGTAATAACACAGCAGTTGGGCGTGATTCATTACAAAACAACACCGCCTCTAACAATACTGCGGTAGGATATGAAGCGGCACTAACCAACACGAGTGGAACGGGTATTACCGCCATTGGAGACCGAGCGTTAAGGGTAAGTACAGGTAACTTCAACACGGCAGTAGGTGCTACTGCATTATTTAGCAACACAACAGGAGCTTCTAATACGTCAATCGGCAATAGTTGTTTAGTTACAAATACTACGGGGTCAAGTAATACTGCCATAGGTTTGCAATCATTGGGATTTAATAGCACGGGCTCAAACAACACCGCAATCGGTCGTGATGCACTATTTAACAACACCGCATCTGATAACACTGCCGTAGGCTTTGAGGCAGGGCTTACGAATACGAGTAGTACAGGTATGGCTTCTTTGGGCTACCGAGCCTTAAGATTGAATACAGGAGACTATAATACTGCTATTGGTTGGCAAGCCGCTTCGGCAAACACAACAGGAAATAATTTTACTATTATTGGTGCAAATCAACAATCGGGTAACTTTAATCAAGTTACAATGATAGGCGTTGGAGATACCGCAACCGCAAACAATCAAATGCGTTTTGGTTCTTCTGCAATTCAAAATGGTGCAGTAACTACCGAAGTAGTCGTATCAGATAAAACTTGGTCGGTATTTATCAACGGAGTAGCATACAAAATCTTACTAAAAGCATAATGACAACTTACACGTGGGCAGTTACTGCCCTTTACACCGAAACAATCGGAACCGAATCTGACTACGTTGTAATCGCAAACTACGAAGTGGTTGGCGTTGATGGCGAGTACACCGCAAGCCTATCTAACACCGCACGATTCTCTACCGAATCAGTATCGGAGTTCATCCCTTATGCTGACCTTACGAATGAAATCGTTATCGGTTGGGTTCAAGAGGAACTTGGCGTTGATGGCGTTGCTAATCTTGAGGCTTGCATTCAAGGGCAAATTGATTCACAAATCACGCCTCCCGTATATCCCGTCAACACACCATTGCCTTTCTAATGGAGCATTCAGTAGCACTACAAGTCACGACCGAAGCGTTGAACATCGCCATCGCAAAGGGCTGCTTTAACTTAATTGAGGTCACCAACATCGTAAAGGCATTGGAGGAACTCCACAAACTGCCAACGATTGAGTTTGGTGAGTGATGACAAAAGAATCTGCCGATAGCGTTATCACGTCTTGGTCGCTTACAGGCACAGGGCTGCTTGTCAGTTACGTTCACCAAGTCTTTGGGCTTATGGTATTAGTTGCCTCATTGGGATACACCCTATGGAAGTGGCGCAGGGATTATCTGAAGGACAAAGGTGCTAATTGAGCGCATCTTCGGTAACCCGAAGACTACTCTACTTGGGCTGATAATCATCGGCCTTTGTTTTGTGCTTGTGTTTTACGAGAAGGCCACGCTCACGGAGTTGAGTGCGTTTATGATGGGTGCGTTCGCATTACTATTTCTAAAAGACCCTAAAGATGGCGAAGACGCAGGCGGTAAGCCAAAGAATCAGTAAGAGCAAGAA